GATTAGAAGAACAACATCACATTGAGTTTATTTCTACATCTTTTATTCGTGGTATGTCGTTTGATGATGCTATCATTATCGTTGACGAAATGCAGAACTTAACATTTGAAGAGATCGACACTGTTATGACACGTGTTGGTTATCGTTCAAAGATTATCTGGTGCGGTGACTATCGTCAAACCGACCTCAATAAACGTAAGAATGACATGTCTGGTATTCTTAAATTCTTCGATATTGCACACCACATGGGTGCTTTTACTAGAATTGAATTTAATGCTGATGATATTGTTCGTTCTTCTCTCGTTAAGGATTATATCCTAGCGAAAATTAAATATGAAGACTTAGAGAATTAATGAAAACTTTTATACATCATGATATTGCGAAATTAGAAAGGATAACTAATACTGATGGTCGTCGCGTGTACGTGACGCCTGAAGGTATTAGTTATCCTTCAGTCACATCTATCACAGGGGTTAATAGCACATTCGACAGAAATGCATGGATGCAACGTGTTGGTGTTGATGAGGCGAATAGAATAACACAACGTGCTCTAGATAGAGGAACTCGAATTCACTCTTTATGCGAGAACTATTTACTCGGCAATAATCCATCTATTGATATGTTCGATCAAGATATGTGGAGCACGATGCGTCCTCTTCTTGATAAAATTGATAATATTCATTGCCTTGAAACGCCACTTTATTCCGATTTTTTAAAGGCAGCTGGTACAGTTGATTGTATTGCGGAATATGAGGGTAAATTATCCGTTATTGATTTTAAGACATCATCTAAGGTTAAAGAACGCAACGACATCCATAACTACTTCGAACAAACTGCCGCATATGCTGTAATGTTTGAAGAACGTACTGGTATTCCTATTGGTCGCCTGGTAATCCTTATGGTCATTGACGATGACGCACCAAGAGTGTTTGTTGAAAAACGAGATGGATGGATTGCAGGATTCCGTAAATCCAGAATGGACTATCGCCAGAAGTATGGGATATAAATAGACCTGTATCGTATAAAGGAAATACTATGATTTTTGAGATTGTTGCAGAAAAATTCGGAGAAGAAGGAAAAAAGACGTTCTATTACGACAACATGAAGAACGTTTTAACTAATGCTGATGGTGTCCCATACGAATTTTCAGAAATTCAAGCCAACCCTCACGCTAAGAACTATGTCGGTTTTAATTCAGAAAACCCTATTGGTAAATCAAAGAGTATCAGACAACTCAAGATTCAACTCGGGTTGAGCTGTAATTATTCATGCGACTATTGTTCTCAGAAATTTGTTGAACGTGCGCCTGAAACATCAAAGAAAGATATTGATGCTTTCTTAAAAAAATTAGACGTTTTAGAATTCGACGAGCAGACTGGTTTAAAGGTAGAGTTTTGGGGTGGAGAACCTCTTGTTTACTGGAAAACGTTAAAACCGTTGGCAGAAGCCATTGCGGATAAATTTAAAGACTGGGATCGTAAACCATATTTTTCAATCATCACTAATGGATCAATTTTAACAGATGAAATGATCGACTGGTTGATGATGATGAACTTCCAGGTTAGTATTTCGCACGATGGTCCAGGGCAAGCTGTTCGCGGACCAGATCCATTCGACGATCCAGAAGTTAAAGAACGTATCCTTGGTTTCTATAGAATGATGACACGCTTGAAGAAACCATTCAGTTTCAACGCGATGTTAAACCAGAAAAATACTTCTAGAAAAGCTATCTACGACTGGTTTGTAAACCTAACTGGTGATGAGAACGTTCAACTCGGCGAAGGTGGTTTGGTTGATGCATATGATGAAGACGGTATCACTAATTCGTTGATTAGTAAAGCTGATCATTTTAACTTCAGAAAACAAGCATTCGGCGAGATCATGCAAACTGAAGGTAAAATTGGGTTCAACACCATGTTCACTAAGATGATGGGATTTGCTCAAAGCCTGTTGGGGCATCAATCTTCTGATTATGTTGGTCAAAAGTGTGGTATGGACAGCGAAAATGTAATCGCAGTTGATCTTCGTGGTAATGTTATAACGTGCCAGAACGTCAGCGCTGTTGAGACTGCTATGAACGGCAATTCTCATAAGATTGGTACTTTAGACGACTTCGATAACATCAAACTTAACACTGCTACTCATTGGTCTAACAGAGAAAACTGTTCTAAATGCCCAGTTTTACATTTATGTCAAGGTGCTTGTATGTTCCTTGAAGGTAAATATTGGGACACAAGCTGTGCAAATTCGTACTCAGATAACGTTGTGTACTTTGCATTAACATTTATGCAAATTACTGATGGTTATATTCCGACTCTTATTAAAGGGGATGGACTTCCATTAGAAAGACAAGATATTTGGGGTACTCAGTTTGTCCACGAAGATGTACCAACTAAAAAGATTATTCCTATCAAAGTTGTTAGTGAGAAGTCAGCGTCTATTGACGATGTTCCAGTATATGGTAAATCTAGAGTTGAACCTGTATAAATAATAGATAAAGATAAGCTAGGTAAGACATGACAACCCCTAATAATACGACAATTGGAGTTTCAGACCTTAACACTGAGTTAGGATTCGGAACTACATCACAGGCAGATTTGAACTGGTTGAATGGTTATATCAAGCCTGCACAACGACCAGGAACACCAAATATGGCAGGTTTCTGGGGTAAGGCATATTACACTCGAAACGCTGATGGTAATTGTACCAACAACGGAGCGAACTGTGATTATAACTGTAACTGCGACTGTGGTAACATTTCTAATTGTAATAACTGTAAAAACTGTACTGCTGTAAACTGCACTAACTGCGACACTCAATCTTGGTTACAGAGTAACTGTAACTGTGCTTGTACATACAACTGTAATTCTGACCAGAACTGTTGGTCTTATAATTGCAACTGCTCTAAGATTATTTGCACTAAACTATATGAGATTGGCTTGATGCCTTACAGCGTGTTTGCAGCCGACCAAGAGTTTGGTGAAAAACTACGTCAAACTGACCCGCAAGTGTATGAGGGATATATTCGTTGGGCTTCTGTGATTGTTTCTGGTATGGATGGCACGGCTCCTGATTTTATGTTCTGGGTGCCGAAAGACTCGCGTAAAACTGCTGAAAAAGAAGCTACTATTAAGTGGGCGCATAAAGTTGCAACGCCATGGTCTGAACATATGGCATATTTGATGGGTGCTAGAAAAGAAGACAATAACGTCGGACGTATTATTATGAAACTAGGTAAGCCATTGTCTAGACTAGCTGCTAAACTACCAAAGAATTATAAATTCGGCGCTATCGGGTCATACACGTTGTGGTTAATTTGCCCAAGCCTATATTATATCGCTAATGGTGTTGATAAAATCCAATCTCTTTTCAAAAGAAAATCTAAGGAAGTTCTAGTATGACTGAAGAATTAAACGAAGAAACTCTTCTTGGGATGGGTCTTGGTATTGTACCAGCTAAGAGCTTCATCCCAGATCAAAGTCAACCGATCCAAATGATTGATGGGTCTTTGATGAATTATGTGCACGATCATATTCATCACTGGTTGAGTACGGTGGTATATAATAAGATTATCAATCTACCACAAGATGATAAAGATCGTTATTTCCAGATGATTACAGATTATGGTGATTTATTTGAGCATATTCTGAACGACGACAACAACATCATTTATGAGTACATTAAAGGTAATCCAAACCCGTGGGCTAAACTAGAAGCACACGCCGAAAAGTCGGGTATGATTATTGACTATGAAAGACCTGCGCAACTTATTAAAGAGTATCAGGAATGGAGAGCCAGAAAAGGTTTCTAAATAGAAAGGGATCTCACGATCCCTTAAACATTTAGAGAGGTATATTATGAACCCGAAAACTGAAGAAGACCGTAAACAGTATCATTGGTATCAAAATGCACAGAACTTGTTTTGGAAAAGTCCAATCTGGGAAGTTGATCTTGGATATGATGAAACGTGGAATGAAGCACTTCTAGAAGAAATTTACGACATCGGTCGTAATATCACGTTAGGTATTGACAAAAACCCGAGTAATAGTATTTGGGATTATGCCTACAAATATCCGCACTTACAAGAGATCAAAGATAAGATTATTGATGTAGTCACTACGACTATCACCAAAGAAATCCCTGAAATTCGTATGTTGAACATCAAAGGATGTGAGCACTTCATGGGGTGGATTAACGTTAGAGAACCAGGTGAATCGTTAGAAGTTCACGGGCATACTGAATCCGCTATTGCTGCAACATATTATGTTAAAGCGAAGGATGGTTGTGGTGATATTGTATTATTTGATACAGCTGGAGCGATTGACTTTGAGAATAATAGAACTTCAGGGGCACCTTATGTTAGAGAGCGTCGTTTTAAACCAGTTGAGGGTCGTTTAATATTCTTCCCAAATTATGTTCTACATGGCGTTGACCCTAATCGGTCAGACGACCTTCGTATTTCTTTAACCACAGATATTCGTAAAGTAGTCGATCCAAATGCGTCGAATACAGTTATCTTGAAAACTTGGGCTGGTAGAATGGCTAAAATTAAAGAATGGAAACCTGACGATGTTCTGTAAGATTGATTATGATTTCGTTGAACCTTTATACATTGTAACTGAAGGTTTGAAACGTTTTACAGGCGAAGGTGGTTATGGTATTGACTATAAGAAAATCTGGAGTCCTGATGTAGAGAAGTTGATGTCCATCATCCCTAAACGATATTGGGGTGACTTTCACTTGACTCTTATGACGATCAATAGAGATATTCCAGCGCATACGGATACTGAAATCATTACAACAATTAACTTCTATCTTGACGCAGGTGGTGAAGATGTTGATACAATTTTCTTTGAGTCTTTAGTTGACAAACCTAAAACTTTCCAAATCGAAAATCAGATTGACGGTTATATCTTCGACAAAACAGAACTTAAAGAGGTTGGTAGATTTAGAGCTAAACCTATGGAATGTTGGGCACTTGACGTTAAAAAGATTCATAGTGTAGAAGGTAACGTTACTGGAGTTAGAAAGGCAGTAACTCTTGGAACTTTCGTTCATAACTATGATGCAGTTGTAGAGATGTTTAAGGAAACTGGATGTTTGCCAAGCTAAAGAATAATTTTGAGAAACCTCTATTCACAACTGTTGAGGGATTGACTTCGTTCGCTGGGATAGATGGTAAAGGTGTTGGTCATAAAAAAGTTTGGTCTCCAGACGCTGAAGAATTCTACGCAGTTATCCCTAAACGATATTGGAGCGACTTTGATTTTAGTTTAATGACGATTAACTCCGCGATTTACCCGCACGTTGATCGTGACTATATCACCACTATCAATTTCTATCTGGAAACTGGTGGTGATATTAGGACTATCGTGTTCTCGGATGGAGAACTTGCTAATATAAATGACCTTGTAGATTATTCGAGTGGAGTGTATGATGAAAGCACTCTGACTGAACTTGGAAGTTTTGTGGCAAAGAATAATGAAGCGTGGCTCTTAGATGTATCTAAAGTTCATACAGTGCACAACCCTGACAATTTGGTTAGAAAAGCACTTGCTCTTAGAACTAAGATATATACTTATGAACAGGTTTATGATATGTTAAAGGAAACTGGTAATGTGGTATGAAAAATTAGATGTTCAGTTTGATATTGAACGATTAAAGAAAGACGTAAAAGAACACGTATTCACTTTGGGTGATCAGGTTGTTCAGGGCGAAGAATATGAAACACCACAATACAAAGGTTTTGGCGGTTGGAGTATCCTCAGTAGAAACGCTGACTGGAGAGACGGGTGGGAAGCTATACAAACTGAAGGTGGCACATCTCTTGAACAAATGTTACCGACACAAGAGTTAATTTTAAAATCACAGAAGCATTTCAATATCGCTCATAGTTTAGAATACGATAAACCAACTCAGGCATACGTTGGTTACATTAAAGAAGTGATTGAAACTCTTAAAGATATGGGGTTGACGCCAAGACGAGTTAGAGTTACTTGTTTAAAGGCTGGGTGTAAGTCTTTGGTACATAAAGACGCTGACACTTCAGAGTATATGGCCAGATTGCATATCCCACTGTGGACAAACGATAAGTGTATCCATATGTGCGAAGGTGATAATTTACACATGAGAGCTGACGGTCACCCTTACATTATTTGGGCGAATTTATGGCATCAAATTCGTAATGACTCAAATGAAGATAGATATCATATCCTGATGGACGTCTATGATACCAAAAAAGTTACAAAGCACTTTAAATATGAAGGTGATTTTAGCGAACTTGAAAATTATGCTCGCGGTATGAGAGAACAAATTGAAGCCGTTGACTTGACGGAAGACGATAAAAATTTCTTCAATGCTATGAGAGACCGATACGTCACTAAAAAGGTTTGACTTTTATTCAGTTCTAATATATAATAGTAATATTGCTGTAATCCCTTCAAAGCGAAGGACTTCTGGACGTGGGTTCGACTCCCACCATCTCCACCAAAAGCATATCTCCTACTGATGGGACTTCCTACTGATGGGATTTAAAGGGTATGCTTTTGATGGGGATGCCATGGTTTCGACAGGGGTAGATAGTAGAGACGGCAGCACGGTAGGCGATGACCGTAAATCAAGCAAATCAAGTAAATGCAAACGATAACGTTTTCGCATTGGCAGCCTAATCGCTGACTAGGGTTTCGGTTGGTTTCCTCGTAACAGAATAACCAACCACTTTTAAGGATATATCATGCTCGGTGTTGTATTAGGAAATGGACCAAGTAAGAATGCATATGATAGGTCTGGTGACTTTGTAATTGGTTGTAATATCCCTTCTGATGAATTCAGCGTGGATGCGACAGTTATATGTGATGAAGAGATAGCTTGGATTATTAAAAATGACGCTTCTTTAATTCAAGTTCCAGTTTTAATATCATCCCGAGTATTTGAAAAATTTAAAGAATTTAAAATTGAGCATAAGTTTGAAATATTACACGTTTTCAAACCTAAAGAGTGGTACAACTCTGCTCACTACGCAGCAGAATATTTAATCGCGCAAGGATGTGATGAAATACATTTGTGGGGGTGCGATTCTATATTTTCCAACACTGTATCTTCCACAACTGGAAAACTAATTCCATCATCAACTGAAGGTGATGATAGATTTATTCGCAATTGGCGAAGAGTTTGGAATACTCTGCACATTGATAACCCAGAAGTCGCCTTTGTAGCAATGCGACTTCCTTAACAAAAAGTCCACCTGATAGGAATGAGAAAGATGGTTGCAAAACCTTCTATTCCTCGACATTTAAGGAGATTATTTTGAAAAAATATCTATTGTTGATTTTAATTGCTATTTCAGCAATTACATTATACTTGACTACTTCTGTAAATAAGAGTATAATTATTGATGTTGCATATAATGATTTAACATTGGAGGCTAGACAGCAAGTTGATTGTCTAGCAGAGAACGTATATAAAGAAGCAGGTCACGAACCTGAAGATGGAAGAAATGCAGTCGCATTAGTGACTATCAACAGAACACAAGATCCACGTTTCCCTAGTAGCATTTGCTCCGTGGTTAAACAGAAAACTAAACAGACTTGTCAGTTTTCATGGTTTTGTATGAAACATATTAAAATGGACAAAACGTCCGAAGCATATAAAGCCTCTCTGAAGGCAGCACTATTCGTGTATGCCAACTATGAAAAGATTCATGATATAACGCAGGGTGCATTATATTATCACGCAGACTATGTAAATCCTCGCTGGCGTGGTCTGGTTAAGACGACTCAAATTGGTCGTCATATTTTTTATAAGGAACTATAATTATGATGCAAAAGCTGAATCTTCAACTGTCTGAAGGTGATTCTAAACATTCATTTTATTTAATGATGGAAGAAATCAGTCTTACAACTGTAAAGTCTGCAACTGAGTGGATTCTCGAAGCTAACTTTGCAGAAGAACGACCTGAAATGATGAACCTTATTATCACCTCTCCAGGTGGTGACTTAAACGCAGCATTTGCTCTTATTGATGTTATGCGCGGTTCTGCGATCCCAGTTCGTACTATCGGTCTTGGTCAAATCGCATCTGCAGGTTTGATGATTTTCATTGCTGGAGAAAAAGGTCAGCGTATCTTGACCCCAAATACTTCTATTCTTTCCCACCAGTATTCTTGGGGTGCTATTGGTAAAGAGCACGAACTGTTTGCAACTGTACGAGAGTTTGATCTAACTACCAAAAAGATGATTGCACATTACAAGAAATGTAGCGGGTTGGACGAAAAGAAGATTCGAGAAATTCTGTTGCCCCCACAAGATGTCTGGCTGTCACCCTTGGAAGCTAAGAAACTCGGTTTGTGTGATGATGTAAAGGAACTCCGATGAAAGAAGGTTTGGCGATTGGTACAGCTTTGGGGATATGCATTGTATCCATTGTTATTGCAGTTACATATTACAACGTGAAACGCGATGAAGCTATGAAGTCTAATATTGAGTCTGCAATTGTCAAAGGAATTGACCCAATTGCAGTAAAATGTGCATATGGCCACGCAGACACAGTATGCGCACTATATGTTACAAACAAGAAATAACTCTTGACTTTTATTGATATATCGGGTATAATTATATTATGAAAACAAAACTTGAACTTACCGCTGAACGTGAATCATTATACATTGAGAAAATGAAAATGGATAAATTTTTCTCAATGTATCTTGATAAGTTTGGTATGAAAATGGATCCCGATAAACCAAATACATCAATTTGGAACTTGTATAAGTCTAAATTAAAAGAGTATGATGCGATCTCCCAAAAGATCAAACACGTTGAATATTGGATTTCAAAATAATGTTTAAAACCTCAAATGAATTTTCTTTGCATATTGAAAAGCAAGCCCGTGAAAAGCGTATGTCACATATGGATGCAGTTCTTGAATATTGTAAAGAAAACTTCTTAGAACCAGACGACATTGCATCTCTGGTAAATAAATCTCTAAAAGATAAAATTGAAATGGACTTTCGAGAGGCTAATATGCTTCCGAAACAAGCACAGTTAGATTTTTAATATGGATGGCTTTAAAGCATACAAATATTACATGGCAGTAAAATTGCATTTCACTACCAAGAAATATAACGTATTCGAAACTAGAGGTCATGTTAAAGGCACACGCGATGCTTTCAATTCTCGTAATGATCGTTACATCTTCGAGAAACTAGCCCAAAAGTATCAGAATGACAAAGACATTATTCAGTTCTTTGTATCAAATTTCGCATATGGTAATGACACTGCAATTTACGGTAACGGTGAAGCGGATGAGTTATATTCTGAATGGCAGAAACGAAAACAATCAATAACTAAAGTGTTCATTGACGATCTCGCGAATGTAATGAATGTGTGCGATATACACAAATTTAATACAGATGGGGTTTTCAAGAATATCAATGGTGAATTACCTGTATTGACTTCCATGTTTCTTTCAGGTAAAATAACTATTGAGACGTTGAGATTGATAGACGATATTGAACCGTTTATCAGTACTTGGGAAAACGATCCTATGATAAAGATCGTGTTGGGCGACAAACTTCTCCGTGTTGAAAAACTTAATGGGTTTGTAAAATACGATAAAGAGAAAATCGTAAAAGTCTATAATCATTTTAAAGAAGAATTATCTTTGTAATATCATGGGTAAAACATACCACAAGCAGTCTAGTCGTTATGACGAAGACCAATCCTCTGGCCGTTCGGGGAAACATGCAAAACATTCTAATAATCGTAAAGGTGGAGGAATGAGAACGCTAAATAGTTACGTTGAGGAAGATTATGATTTCGACGATGATACTTTCGACGAGTACATTGAAGTAGATGATGAAATTTCGATACAACACACTAAACAACGTTGATACAACGCTATACATTTTATACAAAAGGAAAATACGATGGATATTCAAGCACTCCGCGCAGCGCGCAAAAATGATTTCGGTAGCATTTCTAATGCATTCGAAAAGATCGCAAACCCTTCTACAGAATCAAAAGGTTACGCTGATGACCGTTTCTGGAAACTAGAAGGCGACAAGGCTGGTAACGGTACAGCCACTATTCGATTCCTACCAAAGACCGACGCCGACGAACTACCATGGGTTAAGATTTTCTCCCACGGTTTCCAAGGACCAACTGGTAAATGGTACATCGAAAACTCGCTGACTACTCTTGGCGAACAAGACCCTGTTAGTGAACTAAACTCCCAACTTTGGAACTCTGGTGTTGAAGCCAATAAGAAGATTGCGCAAGCACAAAAGCGTCGTCTGTCTTACATCGCTAACATCCTAGTTGTTTCTGATCCGAAACACCCAGAGAATGAAGGTAAGGTTTTCTTGTTCAAGTTTGGTAAGAAAATCTTTGATAAGAT